CAGGGTCGCGATCGGCAACGGTTGTGACCTGCGGTCCTTGCTCTCCTTGCAAGTAGCCATGAGCAATCATGTCAACTTGAGCAGGATCTGCGGTGACGTAATAGATCAGCTCTGAAGCATCATCGAGGCGAGGCTCAACAATCAGGCCGAGGCTATTGGCAAAAATGTTGACGTTTTGCGTCTCAGTAGGATTGATACCGGTCAAGAACTTTTGCGCAGAAGTTTCGAGCGCCGCTGGGACGATCATGAACTTAGGGCGAAGGTTGATGCGGTTGTCCGCGATGTCCTTCTGATTGCGCAACGCTTTGCGAGCGGCGCTAACAGCGGCTTCAGCAATTACGCCTGTGCCTTGGTTGTTATGAGCAGCGTTGAACAGCGCGGTGCTGTCATAGCTGGTCTGCGCGTTGCCAGTGATTAAAGCCCAAACTTGGTTGGATTCAAACAGTGACATACCCCGGCCGATCATGGCAGGGATGCGGCTCAGAGCGTCAAGGTCATCGTTGATGATGAGCTGACGGCTAACGCTGATTTTTTTGCCGTAGGTGTAGATCCTCCAGGAGCTTTGCTGCTCTTTGACGGTCGCGGCTTTGTATTCGCCACCCTCAAGGAGAGGTTCTGGAATGATCTGGCCTGCAATTTCCAGCTCGTAAGCAGGTTTAAAGTCAGGCATATTGCGCTGACGGGAAAGAGGACGCCAAGTCTGGGTCTCTGCCTCGTAAGCGGCTGAAAGTGTTTTGCGAGCAATGTTGCTCAGCAGTAGTGGAAAATCGCTGGTGCTGTGCATTGCACGGCCAGCAATTTCTGAACGGCTCATGCCGGACAGGTTTTGGCCAGAGCGTTCGATACTTTCCTTAGCCATGTCGAGCAGGCTGCTGCTCACATAGGCGCGGGATTGGTCGTCCCACTCGCGAAGGCCAGTGCGGGCCTCCAAAGCGGCTTCCATACAAGCAGCTCGCTTGTCGCCTTCGTCATGCGTGATGACTGCGGTAACTTGCGTGCGTGCAGGAACTGCGGCTTGTTTAGCTGCCATCTGATCGATAACAAGCTTGCGAGCTTCGTCAACGGCAATACCGTCTTGCTCTAGTTGGTCTGCAACATCAGCTTCCAAACCTGCGGCGCGAACGGTGCGGCGTATTTCAGCCACCCGACGACGCTCAGCAGAAATGGCAGCTTGGATGTCCTCGGGAGAAGCAGCACGGGTCACGGGCTCAAGAGCCTCGGGAACCATGGTGCCCTCATGTTCGCGGATTTCGTCCATTGGGCTGTCCTTTTCAGGCTCGTGGTTAAGTTTAGGCGGTTCATCAGAGCGAATTTGCGCTCCAACGTCTGCCGGAATTGGGACAAGGGATAGTTCGTGAGGTTCCCAGTCCACGGCACGCATCACAGGAGTTTCCCCCCGCTCGTCGCGCTCGTATTTCCAGACGCGATAACCAACCGAAATGTTTCGGATGATCCCGTCACGAACATCATTAAAGATGGGCGTGACTTCGTCGCGACTAGAAAAACGAACTAAAGCGCGGCCCACTTCACCATCGAGCCAAGCGCGTTCGACAACACCAACAACGTCGGATAAGTCGGCGGCTGAATGACTGTTAAGTAGTGGAGCGCCGGAGTTCAGTCGATCCATGCGGATCGATTTGGGCTGCATAGAAAGCTCTTCTAAGTAAGAGCCCTCCATGCCATTACGGGCTACAGACGCACCCGTTGTCCACGTCACTTCTACCGTTCGCTCTTCAGCGTTTACGGTGTCAGGCGCAAACATTGCCCGAGTTTGCAATAAAGTTTCGCTCATAGGCGTTTCCTCCGGCCTTCGCATTGTATCTATGTTAAGGGGCAACGGTTTCCTCAGACCCTTTTGGGTCGTTTGGATCGTTGTGCTGTGCTTGACCCGCCAAAGTTACCTTTCGAGGGTCAGTGTCGAGAACTAAGCCAAGCTGATCAAGTAAATCGTTGTCTTGTTGCATTTCTCTCAACACTTCCTCTGGATCGTAGCCGTATTCACGGATTGCCTCACTTAAAGACATTAAACCGCTTCGGACTGATTTAACTGTTGCGGTTATTTCTTTGTCGGGATCGATTAGTTCTCGACGGGGTGGCGTCCATTGCGCCACAATTCCGTCCATGCCGCGCACACCGCCAAGCGATGCTGATTGCGCAAACCATTTCCAAATTGGGTTGAGCATCTGCGGGACAAGCATGTTCCAGCGCCAAGATTCAATGTTGCGATGGAACTCAATCCATCCCATTCGGCCTGAGCTGAAAGACGTGTTGTTTAAGTCGCCTGTGAGCGCCTCGTATGTAATGCCAAAACCGGCAGCAATTTGGAGCAGATATTGGCGGCTTACTTTATCGATCTCGCCCACAGATGGCGGATTTGCAAAGCGGATGTCCTTACCAGGGGGAAGAATTTCAATGGCACCGGGCTCCAGCTTGTCGATCAGCTCAGCACCCATACCTGCATCGGTGGCCTCAGTATCCACAGCAAACGCCGCAAAGCAAGCAGAAATTTTCTGCTTTAAAAGTTGCGCATCGTGATAGTCGTCAAAGTCACGCATCCGAAGGATGACGGGGGAAGCCCAAGGAACCCCACGGGTCTGACCTGGCCTAGATTGTTTAAATAAATGAATTATTTCTTCTGCTGGCACACGGGTCGAATTAAACGAATTCATCCGTTGATGATGTTCGCCAGGGTGCTCGTTGTAGAGCCAATATGCAACACGACGGTTCCTTGAATCGTATTCAATGCCTTCCCTGATTAACCCACCGCCCTCTAGCGCCACGTCTTTTGATGCGTCGATGTAGTCAGGCTCAAGGACTAACAGTTGAAGAGATATTTTTTGACCAGGCTGAATATATCTCCTGATCAAGCACTCGCCAGACTCGACAACGGTTCGCATGACCAAGGCTTGAAGCCCATAGAAATCATGTCGTCCTTCGTAGTCACATTGCGTAGGATCTGTCGCCCAGCTAGTAAATAAATCCGTTATTTGTGTAGAACGGCGACGGCTGCGGCTAGCGCGAGCTTGCCCAATAATTCCTATGCCAATTGTGTTAGACACAATTACTTGAACTGCTTTGTTCGCGTAAGGGTTATTTCTCACTAGATCTCGGCTGCGATCCCTAAGCAAAGACAGCCCCATTGACGTTGCAGCGTCTGCGCTTGTGCTTTGCGTAAACCAACCGTCTGTCCTGCGGCCACGGCTTGCGCCTTCATATCGGCGCATTGCGTCAAGTTGCAGCCGCGAACGCTCGCGTCGAACAGCGGCAGCCGGGTTTAATGACGCAATAAATTTGTCGAAAGCATTCATGAATCGGTGTCTCTTTTGAAGCTGACATATCGGCGGGTCACAGTGCCTGATCCAAGCTTGCTGCGAATTAAATCCCGGACTTGGAGCAATTCCGCAAGGCTGCGGTATTTGACGCGCTTGTCGTCGTATTCGACTTCAAGGTATCCGCCAGAAATTGCCTCTTCAATTGCGGCTAATCCTGCTTCTGAAAACATCGCAAAACCTCCTGAATTTCCATGTTATCGGTTCAAAGGAAGGTGGAACGCTTCCGTTTGATCTGATTTGCGGGTTGTTTGCCAGTATTTGGCATTTCACCTGTAAGGCTAGCTCCGGCCTGTTCGGCTTCGTAAGACCAACGCTGATCATCCCAACGATCAGCCCCAACAGCAGCAGCAGCGGCTCGACCATAAACTCGACAGTCCAACGCTTCATTTCGCTCCCTAGTTTGCTCCCATTGATATTTTTGGTATCCGCGCACAATTCGACTAATTAAAGACTCTGCCGTTAGCTGCCTGAAAAATTCTTCGGGATGCTGTGGGAAGTGACACCATCCAAAAGGCAATGGCTCTTCAGGATCTGTTGGCTGTTTGCGGCGTAGCCAGCCATAAAGCTCGCCCTTTGCGACACTAACGCCGACGGGCCAAACCTTAATGCCGCTGCGGATCTTCTTCCCGCGAACAGTCATTTCAACAGGGGAAGGAAGTCCAAGGATTGTGTTTTGTGTATCGCGGCCCTTAACTGCCATAGTGTTTAACGCTGATCGAGATTTCACCCAGCGGTAAACCTCTTGCGTTCGGTAGCCAGTGTCGATGGCAACCATGCGAACAGGCATTCTTAAGCCGTCTTTTCCTGTGGGGAAAGTCATTGTGACTTGGCGGCTTAGTAATTCCCAAATCTCATCCCCTGCTGTATCGCCTGAAATCACTACATAGTCAAGACTCCAACTCTCTAAATTCTTGCCCCATCCGATAAATTCCATTTCTAACCGGTCTTTCTGTACGTCGATCCCGCAAGTAATAAAAACAACTCCTTCAGGTACTTGACCCATCGGGTAAACCTCGCGGCGATGGTATAGAAGCTCCCAGTCAGGAGCTTCACCTGTGTCTGAATAAGTCATCCCCAAAACAGTGTTTTGGAAAACGCGCATCATCTCATCAGACTTTTTAGCTTCTAAAAATTTTTCAACGCACTCTTTCCAACTAAACCAGCCGAGCGGCGAATAAAGCGAGCTGACGTGATAAGACCTCCATTTGCCATCTGGGTTTTGCGGCTGCCACATTCCAGCCGGGAGAAGTTTGTTTTTGTGATGCTCTTCAAATTCTTCCTCACAGTGAACGCACTTGTAACGAACAGTTTCTGGCTTGTTTTCCTCCCATCGCATTTGCTCCCAGACCAATTGCTGAAATGTGCCGCAATGTGGACAAGGCAATTCAAAGACGCGCATGTCACCTTCCATGAATTCGCGCTCAATCCGGCTGCGATTTGCAATTGTTGGGGTTGAAGTCCAAAAGGTTTTACGGCGGCTAAACGTCCGCGTCCGGGCTTCGGCCAAACCACACGGGTCGCCTTCCCCGTCAACGTCGCCAGGATAAGCATCAATCTCGTCAAGAAACAAAAAACGGATCGGCGTAGAACGCAAACCTGACGCTGAATTAGAGCCCGTCATAACTAGAACACCGCCTGGAAATTCCTTGGCGAGCTGGCTGTTGCCGCTATCCCTAGACCGTGGATCTTTTACTTTTGCTCTTAGACGGGGGCTTTCTTCGATAAGCGGCGCAATACGTGTTTTGCTGTTGCGCTTTGCCATTTCGACTGTCGGCTGAACAGCGAGCGTCGGCGCTGGGCAATTGTCGATGATGTAGCCGATCCAGTTGTTGCCTGCCTCAGTTTTTCCGACCTGTGAACCAGCCATAAAAACAACTTTTTCAACAGAACTCGTCGCTGAAAGTGCATCCATTATTTCCCTCAAGTAAGGAGTCCTTTCGGTTCGCCACGTCCCAGGTTCAGCAGATGCTCTTTGGCTTAACTGACGATGTTTGTCCGCCCACTCCGAAACAGTGAGTACCGGATCCGGCCTCATGCCGTCTTGGCTTGCCTCCCATAAAACATCAAAAGCGTTACTTAGAGCCATTGCTATCAGCCAATTGTGTAAGAGCGCGGTCGATTTCGCGTTGCATGACAAGCATCATTTCATGCCGTTTTTCTTGTGGAACTTCACCGACTATGGCGGCCAATTCGCTGACCACGCGAACCGGGATATTTTGCACGGCGTCTCTGAAGATTCTGCTGATCTTAAACTGTGCGATTTTTGCATCGTTAGCCGAGATCAATTGGTTGGATCGTTCTTTGTATTCCAGCTCTAAAAGTCTGGCTTTATAAGTTTCGCCAATGGCCCTCGCTTTTGTGTAATTAATACTCGACAAAGGCGTTTCAATGCTTTGCGATGTAGTTTGACGAGTGTTGTCAGTCGTTCGGACTTGGCTTTCATCTGTATTGCTGTTCCATTCGTCTGTTGCGACAATCGCATCAATTAAATAGCCACGTCTTCCTTTTGTTACTCCCTTCTTAATCCTGCCATCGCTAATGGCCTTCCGCACAGCTTGCGGAGTTTTACCAACCAATGTCGCGTATTCTGAAAGTTTAATGAGATTATTCATGGCTTATTTTATAAAAGGCGAGTAACTCAGCCGAAATCCACGCATAGGTGCAACAGCTTTAAGATCTTCTAAAGCTAATGGATTTCTAGGTTGCACAAAGACTTCGGTCGCTGTGTCGTCAATGTGCTCCATTAATATATCTAACCAAGCCAAATCGCTTAAATCGTTAATAATAAAAATTACTTCGTCGGCTACGTTGAGAGCCTGTGGCATTGTTAGGCGCGTTCGTGGTCTGACGCTTATGTGAGTCCCGCCGTAAACCTCAAACGGGCGTTCGCCTCCAGTGTGAACGATTGGGTCATAGTCGTTAGTAACGAGCAACGCCGTAATCTCAAGCAAATCTTGGGCGACCGGCTCACCGCCAGTGATAACAACATCGTTTGCAGGCTCTGCCAAGTCCCAAATAATTGCCATTAGCTGCTCAGGAGTTAGCACTGCATAAGTGTTTGCCGTGTTCCCATCTTTTTGCAGCATTTGATCGACTGTGACCTCTTCCCCTATTGGATCGCAGCTTGGTGAAATTACTCCAGGTGCCCAACCATGCGGACAATTAAAACAACTGTTCGGACAGCCTTGGAGTCGTACAAACAATCCATGCCGCCCCATGTTTTGTCCTTCCCATTGGAAGCCTCCATGGATTGAATTGACCTTTAGCTCAGTCATGAAAAGTCGGAATGAAGTGATCTAAGCAATCGATGGCAGCGTCCTGCCATGGCATCGCAATGCAATTGATACCCACCAAGCGGCAGACAGCGTTGTAAAAATCGGGAGTCGTATCAACCCAAGCCCAAACCTCTACGTCGTCATAGTTGTCGGCAAAGTTAGCCAGCGTTTCGTTCCAGACCCATGCTTCGACTAACAGCATCCCATCTTGCGGGTCTTCTAAATGCTTCAAATGCAAACGATCGGCTAAAGCAATTGCAAGCATTGTTCCGGCGCTAGTAGCTCCATAAACTCCGACGCGACCTTTGCTTTGGCACTGAGCAGCAATTAGATCAATTGCAGCATCAAAACCGGGCCAGGTGAGTTGGACTTGGTGGTGTTTCATTCGTCTGTCTTCTCGATAATCCACCCGGCAAAATCACCGAACTTGAACCAAAGAAACGCATCGCTCCCTAACTGCTCAGGGCAAATAGGACGCTGAACACCTCCAAGGCTCAGCTCTTTGTCGATCACTTCTTTCGGATCCACACCGGCAGCAATCTTTCCAGCCAATGTCAGTCGCGACATAACGGTTTGGATGTAGCCAGCTTCAGGAACAATCTTGTCAAAAACGATAATCGCGCCGCCAGGGCGACACCATTTTCTAAGACGCTTGATTAGGTGCTGACGCTCGCAAGGTTGCACGAACATGAGCGTTAAAAACACGACTGCTAGATCAAATTCTTCATATACAAAATGCTCAGCTTTGCAGCATTGAACGTCGCCTGGCCCTTCATATTTTTGGACCATCTCTTCAGACGGTTCAATCCCGATAAAGTCTGCGTTGCGATCAGCAAGGATAGGAGCAAGAGCGCGGCCTATGTTCCCTGTGGCTGAACCAATGTCGTAGACGCGCCCATTCTTTGGGATGTAATGCCGTGCAATGTGCGTGACCGCATCCGTAGCCAGGTCGTACCACGGGAGCTGTTCTCTTACGTGCCGATCAAATTCGTCCGCACTGTATTGAGATTCAAAAGTCCAGTCTCTAGGGATGTCCATCAGAACAGCACCCCTTCTTCATAGGTTTCGCCAGGGCCGTCAAGTAAAGACGGTCGCTTGGCAATGACTTCCTGCCGATAGGCATGGATGCCAAGTGACTCAAACATCGCGCTGGTTTTAATGTTGCTTTCAATCGCAACGTATGAGGTCTCAGTCGGGCTGCCGAACTTTGGAAAAACAATGGTCTCAAGCATTTTGCGCTTAGCGTCCGGTGCTTTGAGTCCGTAGCTATTGAACAAAGCGATGTCCGGTTGCCAGTCCTCAAGCTTCCGAATGTGCGCCATGGTTCGCGTTTTATAGCGGTCGGGCCTTGACGTGAGCATGATCACGCTGCGGTCGTCCAGCAGCTCAGTTAGCCAGGTCCGGTAAACCTCCCGCTCTACGTTGTAAATGCCTTTGTGCATTAGATGCACTTGGCTGGCATTGCTTGCGTAAGTCGCATTCAAATCCAAAAGGATTTTGTCAGTCATCGGGGTTAATCCTTTTGTTAAGTCGGGTCTCAAAAGCGCTTACCGCTTCATCCCGCAGGTTCATTTTAGTTCCGTCTGGATACGGTAGTTCAAACTCGAAACATAAAGCCGCATACAAGTCTTTGTCTAATACTTTCAGAGGGTTAGCGCAAATACATTCAACGTTATTAGCAGACTCTGTGACCTTTACAGTTCCGAATTGGAGCTTCCAAAGTTCATACCACTCTTGCGCTGTGTGATATTTCTGGACTTTGGGCTTTGAACTAAAGTCTGCAATGGTAACGCGAGGCTCATAATCCAAACGAAACTGCAATCGACTTGCGTCGCCTTTGTTCAGATACTGTTTCCCAGCCGTGATTTCATAGCCGGTCTGATCGGTGCTCGCGCTCACCGCGTAAACCCGAGTCCGTGGCCCACATAACGCGCCAATGATTTTCAGGATGTGAAGTCGGTCTTCCCTAAACGGCACGCTGTTGAAAATGGCCGACAAGAAAATGG